GGTGAGTCTCTATCTGAAGAATTCCGCGTCAAAGCAACAACAATTTTTGAAGCAGCTGTACAATCACGAGTTGAGTCAATTGTTGAAGATGTTCTCTCAGAGAATGACGCAGTGCTTATCGAAGCCATCGAAGAAATCAAGAACGAAATGTCTGCACAGGTTGATGAATATCTCAGCTATGCAGTCGAAGAGTGGGTTAATGAAAATCAAGTTGCAATTGAAACAGGTCTCCGCGCAGAACTTGTCGAAGACTTTATCAATGGCTTGAAGAATCTATTTACAGAACACTACATCGAAATTCCAGAAGAGAAGGTCGATGTTGCTGAAGAACTTGCAATGACAGTTGCACAACTAGAAGAAGCAATGACTGCAGCTGCTGCAGAAAAAGCTGATCTTGTTGAAAAACTTAATGTTGCAAATAAAAACGAAGCAATTCGCAAGATTTGTGAAGGTCTAACCGAAGTACAAGTCGGCAAAATGAAATCGCTCGCAGAGGGCATGGAGTTCACCACAGAAGGTGATTTTAATAATAAGCTCGCAGTTATTCGCGAGAACTACTTCCCATCAAAGAAAATGACAAGTGAGGTAAAGGTCCTTCAAGAAACAGCTGTTGAAGAACCAGAAGTAGTTGAAGCATCTGGTATGATGAAACATTATGTAAATGCAATCACAAAAACGGCTATAAAAGCCTAATTTCAATTAAAAACTCAGGAGAGTTATAACATGTATCTAAACGAAACATATGCAAAAAAGTGGGCTCCAGTCCTTGATCACTCAGAACTCCCAAAGATCACAGATCCTTACAAGCGTGCAGTTACTGCACTTGTTCTAGAGAACCAAGAACGCGCCCTAATGGAAGAATCACGTTCCATGCAAAACCTATGGGAAGCTGGTTCAGTCGCTGGTGGCGGTCTACCAAACAACATCGGTGGCGGTTCGTCACCAGTTGTTGGTGGGGAAGGCAGCATCAAGGGCTTCGACCCAATCCTAATTGGTCTTGTCCGTCGTGCCATGCCAAACCTAATGGCTTATGACATCTGCGGCGTTCAGCCAATGACTGGTCCAACAGGTTTGATCTTCGCAATGCGTGCAACCTTCGCGTCTGCAACAGCACGTGCTGGTGAAGCATTGTTCAATGAAGCAAATACTGGTCACTCAGGTAATGCTGCTACTGGAACACAGTCAACATTGGCAGTGAACCCAGCTAATGCAAACGTCTCAATCTTCGGTCTAGATAACACTGGTCCAGGATTCTCGACATCCTTTGGTGAATCAGCAAACCTAGCACAGATGGGCTTCCAAATCGATCGTGTTGCTGTTACAGCAAATACACGCGGTTTGCAAGCATCATACACGCTAGAACTTGCACAAGACCTCAAGGCAATCCACGGTCTCGACGCAGAAACAGAATTGACAAATATCTTGTCAACTGAAATTCTTGCTGAAATCAACCGCGAAATTGTCCGTACTGTTTATGCAACTGCGAATGCAGGTATCGTTGGTGTAACATCGAATACCTTCAACCTCTCATCTGCATCTGACACAAGTGGTCGCTGGCAGGTTGAGAAGTACAAGTCACTCTTGTTCGCAATCGAAAGAGCAGCAAATAAGATTGCTAAAGACACTCGTCGTGGCAAGGGCAACATGCTTATCCTTTCAACCGATGTTGCATCAGCTCTAGCAATGACAGGTCTTCTTGACTATAATTCAGCACTATCTGGTCAAACAAACCTAACTGTTGACGATACAGGCAATACCTTCGCAGGTACCCTATTCGGACGCATCAAGGTATATGTTGATCCATATTCTGTTGCTGGTACAGACTATTGTGTAGTAGGATATAAGGGCACCAACGCTTATGACGCTGGTCTCTTCTACTGCCCATATGTTCCTCTACAGATGGTTCGTGCAGTTGACCCACAAACCTACCAGCCAAAGATTGGCTTCAAGACTCGTTATGGTCTCGTTGCAAATCCTTTCGCAACTGGCGTTGGTACTGGTGCTCTAGCACATGACACAAACGTTTACTATCGTAAGTTTGTTGTTCTAAACATCAACCAATAATTGATGTGCTAGAAAAAGTTTTGCCGAAAGGCAATACGATTAAGGGAGGCTTGAAAAAGCCTCCCTTTTTTTTCAACTAAATATTATAGATGTTTCTGTTTCAGGATTAAACTAAATGTCAGCATTGACTCGAACACCAACAAATACAGATCTACTTCAAAGTACAAAATTTAGAGTAACCTTTGATCGCCTACCAGGTGCAACTTACTATTGTCAAGCAGCAAATGTGCCAGGAGTTTCATTGACTGAAATTCCGAGAGTGACACCATTTATCGATCTATATGTTCCTGGTGAGAAGATGATCTATGATACATTTAATATCACTTTTCTAGTTGACGAAGATATGCGCAACTGGACAGAAATTCATGACTGGATTCGAGCCATGACATTTCCTACAGACTTTAAAGAATATCTGGGGTTAGAACGACAAGCAAAAACTCCATTTATTCGAAATAGAGAAAAAGCAAAACCACAATATTCGAGTTCTATACTCACACTCTTTACAAACAAAAATAATGCAAACTTTCGTGTTAAATTTATTGATATGTTTCCAACTTCAGTTGGAACAATATTGTTTAGTGCACAAGATACTGCAGAGAATATTGCAATTGCCGATGCAACGTTTAGATTCTCTTACTATGAATACGAAAGACTGAGATAGTCTTTATATAACTATTGGTGCGTCGTTCAAACCAGACATAGTCATTATATAACTTTTGGTTTATCAAGTCAACTATTGGTGAAGTTGCTTTTATTATTTGTTTATAGTATACTAAACACTCGTACATCTTTGCATTTATATTATGGAAACACCACCTCTCGAAGAAGTCATGCATCAATGGGAAAAAGATTCCAATGTTGATGCCACAGAACCTGGAAAGGAAATCCTCCGCATTCCTTTGTTACACAACAAATACAACAAATATTTGTCACTGCATAATCTTGCTGGAAAAAGAGCAGGATTAGAGTATGACAAATTCAAGAAACTTAAATGGATGTATTACAATGGCAAGTTAGATCAAGATGAACTTGACAAACTTGGATGGGAACCATTTCGCTTCACTCTTAAATCTGATATACAAGTATATCTTGATGGTGATGATGATCTTGTTAAAATCAAACGCAAGAAAGCATATCACGAAGAAGCAGCGAAGTTTTGTGAGTATGTAATGAAAGAATTAAATAATCGCACTTGGCAATTGAAAGAGTATATGGGCTGGGAGAAGTTTATTCAGGGTGCGAGATGATAGAGCATGTTGTTATTGAAAAGGTAAATAACATCTATGTTCAAGTAACAGCTGAACCAGGCATCTTGCAAGAGATGTCAGAATTTTTTACTTTCTCAACGCCAGGTTATCAATTTTCACCTGCGTTTAAAAGCCGCCACTGGGATGGAAAGATTCGACTCTTAAATTTAAACACAAGACAAATCTATCTTGGTCTTGTTCCGTATATTAAAAAGTTTTGCAAGGACAGCAACTACACTTGCGAGTATATCGATGAAGAACGGGAAGTCTATCCTGTTGACACAAAAAATTTAGCAAGTGCTTTATCACTTTCAATGGAGCCGAGAGATTATCAATTGCTCGCTTCTAGTGTCGGACTGACAAAGAAAAGAACTGTACTCATTTCGCCCACGGCATCGGGGAAATCATTAATCATTTATATGATGATCCGCCATCTGTTGAACACAGGTAAGAAGCGCGGATTACTCATTGTTCCTACGATTAACCTCGTCACTCAAATGCATAGTGACTTTCAAAACTACTCATCTGTCAATGGATGGGATGTTGAGAAATACTGCCAAAAGATTTATGGTGGCGAGAGCAAGATTCCCGACAGTGATTTGGTTATCTCTACATGGCAGTCAATCTATGACATGCCAAAGAAATACTTTTCGCAGTTTGATTTTATTATCGGCGATGAAGCACACACTTTTAAAGCCAAGTCATTGACTTCTATCATGACCAAGTTAATTAACTGTGATGTGCGTATTGGTACAACAGGTACACTTGATGATAGTAAAGTAAACAAGTTAGTCCTTGAAGGATTGTTTGGTCCGACATTTAAAGTTATTTCTACCAAAGAACTTATTGAACGCAAACAATTAGCCAATTTCAGTATCAAGTGTATTGTATTGAAGTATCCTGAGATTGTATGCAAGACCGTCAAAGGATTTACCTATCAGGATGAAATGGCTTTTCTGGTTCAACATGAAGGTCGAAATCGCTTCATCACTGATCTTGCTTTAAATCTAAAGGGCAATAGTCTAGTTTTATTTACTTATGTTGAGAAACACGGTAAAATACTATATGACTGGATAACTGAAAAAGCAAATGGACGAAAGGTATTCTTTATTCATGGTGGCGTTGAAGCAGAAGATCGTGATGCAGTGAGATATATTACTGAACAAGAAAACGATGCGATCATTGTGGCAAGTTACGGAACATTCTCAACTGGTGTAAATATTCGCAACCTACATAATATTATATTCTCCTCACCAACAAAGAGTAAGATTAGAGCATTGCAGTCTATCGGTCGCGTACTGCGTTTGGGTGAAAATAAAGACAATGCTACGCTATACGATATTGCTGACGATCTTCGTTATGGTCCCTATACAAACTTCACGCTGAAGCATTATGAGGAACGAGTGAAGATCTATAGTGAAGAAAAATTTCCTTTCGCAACTAACAATGTAAGGATATCCTAATGGCAACATCTAAAGAATTAAAATTTGTTCGTTTGAGATCTATTCCTGATGATATTGTCGGATATGTCTCATACAGAGACGATCTAATTATTATAGAAACACCACTTAGAGTTGATATAGAAACTGATTTTCGAGAGCACAGACAGATGTTATCGATGAATGAATATCTACCACAATCGATTATTGATATTCAAGAAGTAGAGTTTTTTGTTGAAGATATTTTGTTGATTGCATCTGTAAAACCAGATTTTGCTGAACACTATGAGTTTGTTGCAGATTTCTTTTATACCAAGAAACATAAGATAAAGACACCACATACAACCAAGAAAAAATCAAAATCAAAAAAGGTTGAAGAACCTTCTTCAGAAAACGAAAGAAATGTCATTTCTATTCTAGATGCATTAGCAAGTAAAAAAGATAAACCAGTACACTAATTATGGCAAAAAATCATTATATCAATAACAAAGACTTCCTCAACGAGATGACGAAGTATCGTGCATCAATTCAAGAGGCAAAAAGGTTAGGTTCTTTACCAAAACCACAAATCCCAAGATATGTCGCTGAATGCTTTATGAAGATTGCCGAGAATCTTTCGCACAAGCCAAACTTCTTGTCGTATACTTTTAGAGACGAAATGGTCGCTGACGCAATTGAGAACTGCGTTATGTATGTTGACAATTTTGATCCAGCAAAATCTAGTAATCCGTTTGCTTACTTCACTCAAATAACTTACTATGCATTCTTGCGTCGAATTCAAAAAGAAAAGAAACAACTATATGTCAAATATAAATCAACTGAGACTGCTGGAATACTCGATGAGTATGAACTCAATGAAACTGAGGATGGAACTTTCCGTCAATTCGAACTGTATGAAAACATTTCCGAATTCATACAAAATTACGAAAACGCTAGAAAAGAAAAGAAAGCCAAGAAAGCCGCAGGAGTAGAAAAGTTTGTTGATGAGGATGTAGTTAAGTGAGTAAGATAGCAATACTTGGGGATACTCATTTTGGCATGAGAGGTGATAGCATTGCCTTTCATAATCATTATCGTGAGTTTTATAGTAAACATTTTTTTCCTTATTTGGTGCAACATGGAATTAGGACCATATTTCAATTGGGTGACTTATTTGATCGTCGGAAGTATATTTCTTTTCAATCTCTTGCTCTTAGCCGCAAGTATTTTTTTGATGAGATACATCGGCTTGATCTAGAAATGCATACTCTTCTAGGCAATCATGACATCACATTTAAAAATACTTTGGAGATTAATTCCCCAGAGCTATTACTTCAAGATTATAAAAATGTGTATGTTTACAATGAACCATGTACATGGAATGGTATCGATATTATTCCTTGGATCTGTAAAGATAACGAGAAACAAATCCTAGAATTTATTCAAAATAGCAACAATGATGTTTGCTTTGGTCATTTCGAACTTGCTGGATTTGAGATGGATCGTGGTAATGTCTGTCATGAAGGTATGGATCCTGTAACATTGAACAAATATGATCTTGTTCTTTCAGGACACTTTCACCATAAGAGTAACAATGGAAGTATTGTATATGTTGGCACTCCTGGTGAAATGACTTGGGCAGATTTTAATGACGAGCGTGGATTCCATATCTACGACACCGAGACTCGTCAGTTAGAGTTTATAAAGAACCCATTACAAATGTTCTATAAGATTCAGTATAACGATGATGAATTGTTTTACAATGATTTGGTAAATGCAGACTATTCTCATCTTACGAATAAGTATGTTAAGATTGTAGTTGAAAAACGCAATAACTCATTTTTGTTTGACACTCTATTGGATACACTCACAAAAGTAAATCCATTAGAGGTTTCAGTCGTTGAGGATTTTTCAGACCTCACTGAAAATGTTGAAGTTGATCTTGACCAAGCAGAAGATACAATATCAATTTTAAACAAGTATGTTGATGGTTTGACTTTACCAGTAGAATCAGATAAGATTAAGACTGTACTGCGCGATGTATACAACGAAGCATTGTCTATGGAGACGCTGTGATTTTATTCAAAAGTGTCAGATATCGAAATTTCCTTTCTACTGGAAATGTCTTTACTGAGATTAACTTAAACGAAAACACCACGACATTAATCGTTGGTGAAAATGGTGCTGGAAAGTCGACTTTCTTGGACGCCATTACATTCTCATTGTTTGGCAAGCCATTCCGCAATATTAACAAACCTCAACTCGTAAACTCAGTCAACGAAAAAGATTGTCTAGTTGAAGTTGAGTTTGATATTGGTAAGAAGTCATATAAAGTCATTCGTGGTATCAAACCAAATGTGTTTGAGATCTATTGCGATGGTGATCTTTTAAACCAAGACGCCAAATCAAAAGATTATCAGGACCATCTTGAAAAGATTATCCTCAAGATGAACTATAAGTCATTCACGCAAATTGTTATTCTCGGATCGACTAACTTTACTCCGTTTATGCAGTTGTCAGCCGCAGACCGTAGAACGGTCATTGAAGATCTATTAGACATTCAGATCTTTTCTGCAATGAATGTGATTGTTAAAAGCAAAATACATACACTCAAAGACGAAGCAGCGCAACTCAAGATTCGAATTGATAATACTAAAGATAAGATTGAACTACACAAGAAACATCTTGACGAACTCAAGAAGAATACAAAAGAAATAGTCGATGCTAAGAAACAAGAAGTAACTGAAAACACGGAATCGCTTTCAGCACTTGAAGTCGAAGCAACTGATAAAGAAACTCAAATTGAGAATCTATTAACTGAAGTGTCAGATGATGATTCAACCAGTAAGAAGTTTACGAAACTAAATCAACTTGAAGCCAAGATTGAAGGTAATATACAGAAACTCGAGAAAGACATCGAGTTCTATTCTGTAAATTCTACTTGTCCAACCTGCGATCAGGATATTAATAACAAAGAAGAAAAAGTACACACATGTAATAGTAAAATTACAGAACTGACTGAAGGTCTAAGCAAACTGAAAGAAGAGAGTGATGCTGTTCTACAAAGAATCCAAAACATCAAGGCAACTCAAAAAGAACTCAAGACCTTTGAACAAGATCTTGTAAGAATCAATACTTCGCATAAACAAGTTCGAAACTACATTACGAAACTTGAAAAAGAAATTGATGACATAGAAAACAAACCAGCCATGAGCGATGAGTTCAAGGCACAGTCGAAAGAATTATTGAACGCATTACAAACATATATCGAAAAAAGAAAAGAAGTATCTGAACAAACACAAAATTATGATATTGTTTCGCAGCTGCTTAAAGATGGCGGGATTAAGTCGAAAATCATTAAGCAATATGTTCCAGTTATAAACAAACTGGTAAATAAGTATTTGGCTGCGATGAACTTCTTTGTCAATTTTAATATTGACGAGGAATTCAAGGAGACCATCAAGTCTCGTCACCGAGATGATTTCAGTTATGAAAACTTCTCAGAGGGTGAAAAGAAGCGTATTGATCTAGCACTGTTGTTTACCTGGAGGTCGGTCGCCAAGTTAAAGAACAGTGTCAATACAAATCTTCTTATCTTCGACGAGGTCTTTGATGGTTCTCTTGACATTAACGGCACTGAAGAATTTATGAAGTTGATAAATATGTTTGTAGATAATACAAACATTTTTGTGATTACTCACAAGACTGATCAAATGATTGATAAGTTTAAACATACGATACGATTTGGTAAAGTAAAGAATTTTTCACAGGTGATATAATGAGTAAGATGGTAAAGTATTATAAGGGTGATCTTGTTGAATTTGAAATCTTAAAGTTGGTAGATTTCTATGATCCAATTCTTCGTCAGCCAACTGTGCCAGTTAAATTTGATACACTAGAAGAACAAAAGAGAGTTGCCTATCTTGCATTTTCTCTCAGCGAAACTTTGAGTGAACTTCAAGGTCTTGGTCTTTCTGCGAATCAAGTTGGTGTAAAAGAAAGAATTTGCGCGATTAATATGGGCACTGAAATTTGGATTTTAATTAATCCAGAAATACTTGAAACTTCTGGTGAACCTGCTGAATATGGCGAGGGATGTTTAAGTTATCCTGGTTTATATCTAAAGTTGAAACGACCAAGTCATATTAAGGTAAGGTTTCAAGCAATAGGTGGTCAAGTAGTTGAACAAGAATTTGATGGATTGACTGCTGTTTGCGTGCAGCATGAAATTGACCATTTGGATGGAGTAGTCTATACAGATAGAATTAGTCCAATCAAACTTGATCAAGCAAAACAAAAGGTAAAACAAAATATCAAAAAGATGCGTGCTTATGCTATGCAACATGCGCTAGAATTAAATGAACAAGAGCAATCACCTAAAGTGCAAGAACCCAAGATTAGCATTCTTCCTGCACCAGAAATACAGAAAAACAAGCCTGAGAAATTTGTCTATAACCCAAGTTGATGTAAGTTATTGATTTCATTATAGTTTTTATATCTTTACTTTTCAGCTGTTATAAGGGATAATGGCTATATGAAAACGAATTTACAGGCTTCCAAGTCTATTCTCGCCAAACTCTTGGCAAGTGAGAATATCACGGTCTCGCATCAAAATGTCAAGACCGCATACTTCGACCTCAAGAATCGTACGATGGTGCTGCCTGTCTGGAAAGATATGGACGGCGACTTGTATGA